TGTGAAACTACGATAGTTTAGTTTAAGAATCTGTTGTTCTAGATACTTCTGGTAGTCCCTTACATTGGCATCTTGATTATACATCTTACCATTAATGTAGATTTCAAACACATTAGGTTTGATACCACGTACCACTTTGATCTTCTTCGAACCAATCTCAAACTCGACCTCAACCATGCTCCCTGTCATATTGACAGAGTTAATTAGTTGAGTTTTATTGATAGGACGGAATGGTTTACCAAACAGACCAAAACATAGTGCATCAAGAATAGTAGACTTACCAGCACCATTCTCTCCTATGATTAGTGTTGTCTTTTCCTTATCAAGCTGTATTTCTGTAAAGGTGTTGCCAGTAGACAGAAAGTTTCTCCATCGTACATATTTAAATGTAATCAACAGGGAACTCCTTTAATTTCACGTAGTTTTGTTGCAGAAATTGCTTCTGTTTCTTCATCAAGTCGTTCTTCTGTAAACGTGTATCCTACATCTCTACCATATGTAATATCCACAATATTCGGTACATCGATAATCTCATAGTCTTCCCACATAGAAAATCCAGCAACCTTGAGTTTACCAATCATGTGATCTCTGTTGTGGTGTCCTTCTCCAGTGTCACGGATAAGGACGCATACTTGCCCAGTCTTAGCATGAGCTCGTTTAAAAAGTTCTGTGTGTCCATCGTGCCAGGGCTGAAATCTTCCAAGCATTTGTACAGTTGGTTTTCGTCTATCCATTTTGTAATCCTCACATCATATTCTGTTGGGGGTTGAAATATTTTATTCGTGTCTTCAAATCGTCCTTCTTCTATTGTATCCATCCATATAGTTTTGTCGGCAAAGAAGTGTCTTCTGTGTCCAAGCAATGGACAAACAAACCCACAAATACTTATGCGGTCATTCTCTGCAAGTTTACGCATACGTAGTGCTTGTCGTTCTCTTCCTTGTGGAGTAAAATCCCAATCACTATAAATCCTTCGAACATCATCAGCATCCCAATAAGGGATACCAAACTTTTGTCCTAATTTAGTACCCAACCAAGTTTTCCCTGATCCTGGCAGTCCCATAATTAGTAGTCTCATCCCATGAACTCCTCTAGGCTGCCTGACTCTTTCTTTGCGTATTTACCGATAAGTCTCTCACTCTTACCCATGTTGCCCATAGTTGCACATGACCTGTCTGTATATGCAACTGTAGTGAATCGTTGTCCTGCCCCATATATTGGTGTGACTCCATGAAGACTCTGACTGTCTGCAATACACACTGAATTATCTGGTAAGTCAAGGCCAACGCCCCATCTAGGAAATGACAAGTATGCACCAGTGTAATCGCCTTGACGAAAACAACACATCGTGGTATACTCCACATCTTTACCATCAGAATGAATCGACATGGCTTTAGACTGTATCGCTGAGTATCGATTTGCACTTAGAGTGGTTATCATACCATGTCGATATTTCTCTTCTATAGTTTCTTCTGCAAATTTACTCTGTCTTTTGTATATCTCAGGGTTTGCCTTCTCCATTGCAAGTTCATGATATACTGACAATTCTTTGAGTTTATGCCACATCTTCTCATTAGAGATATTAAGGGCTCCTGTAAATCGTCCACGTTTTGCACCGACCATCACACTATTGATCTCGTTTGCATATGCGATCATACCCCAACCGCCCGACTTAATACGAGTATGGTAGGAGTTGGGTGTACGTAGTTTGTAGTGTTCTCCCTCTATCAATCCCTTCTTCTTCATCTCTACAGGATCAATAGGCCCAGCACAGTTTGCCCTCATAACACTGGACTCTTCTATTGCATACAATTCATTGCGTATAATATCATCAGGAAATACGTTGGTTATCACATATGCAATAGGAATTCCCTCACCATCAAGAGTAGCATCTGGACGGTATACTGCGATGTCTTCGGTTACAGTGACAACTTCACTAAGATCATCCTCTGTATAGAACTGCCCGTTCCACTTAGAGAATGTCTCTTTCTCACCGAAATCATTTTGTGCGAATATTTTTTTCATGATATGGTTCCAATACTTTCTCGTATAAAGATTCTGCAACGTATTTCATCATCATGGGCGCAACCATAAGACCAATACGTGCAAGTTTTTCGTTAAGTGTACCTGTTAATTTATAATCTTCTGGAAGAGTCATAATGCGCTTACTCTCCTTCGTTGTGTACACTCTATCCTCAGATGCATGTAAGTGTACAGCCAGACTTGTTTGTAGTCCTTGTTCTGATAGGGTATGTGATGCCTGATGCCAAGGTACTCTACGACTTTGATAGAATGAACTCTTTCTCTCAGGAATACTCTTACCCCACTTTTTTCTGTGTGCAATTAGTTTATCATACCAAGGGCCGACAACATCATCACCAACTGATGCAACCTTCTCTGGATTCTTGGGTAGTCGTTTCAACCACTTGTATTTTGCTGACTTCTTCATAGATTCACATAGCTCATGTGCTTCTACACTGTTCTCATTGTCAAGTCTTAGATCACCAATTGCATCTTCTATTGTTGGTTCTTCATCTACACCCTCTGGCAATAAAGATGATATCAACATCCAAGGCATACCTATATCGTCAAGTACATCATTGCGAACTGATACGATAAACACACGTTGTCTCTTCTGTGGCACACCAAAGTGTATGCCGTTAAGTACCTTGTGTGTAGTGGTATAACCTATTGCCTCGAAATCTGCACACATTTTATCCAGATGTGATTTTGCATAATCCATAGTCAGACCCTTGACATTTTCACACACAATTACCCTAGGCTGCATTTCTTCAGCGATACGTATCATCTCCCATGTCAAGTCTTCTATGTTCTGTTGCTTCATTCCGTATGCAACCTTTTCCTTGTTCCAACCTTTCTGTTTTGTACCAGACATTGAGAAAGGTGGACATGGTGGACTGCCATCAAGTATATCCAGCTCTCCGACTTTGAGTCCTGTCATTTCCATGATCTGTTTACCAGTGACACTTTTAATATCACCACAGATATGTGGTGTGCCTGGCCAGTTCTCTAGGTATGTGTCTACTGCGACCTGTTGAAACTCATTCACAAAACGACAATCACCACCTGCCAGTTTATAACCAGCAGATGAACCACCACCGCCTGCAAAGAATGAAATGTATGTGAACCTCTTACGATCAGAAGATTCTTTAAGCTCGTCTAGTGTGTACCTGTAATATCTCAATTAAAAAAGTCCTCCAGTGATCCTTGCGTTCCATAACTATTATCAATCAACCAATTCATCTTCTCAGTAATGAATTTAAGAGGCTCTACGAAACTCTTAGTGAATTGTACATCATAGTCTATTCTGTCCCTTATGTCAAGTTCCTTTGGAAAAGAAGTTATAAAAGAAAATGCAGATGACTGATATATGTTGGGTTGTTTCATATTCACGAAGCGCACCTTATCACCCTCTTGAATATAAGGATACTTACCAGACAGTTTTTTCTTTTTGACCAAGTGATTGTATAGTATGGCTCCCTTAACGTGCATAGGAGCACCAGATGCAAACAAACTTGACTCTCCTGTAAATTTCTTTACACCATTACAACTACGTGGAAATGCGATCTCTTCTGGGGATAACGTCATGAACTCTTCTCTAAACTCTTGTATAAAGGTATTTAGCATTTTCTCATCGCCGTTTATTATGATCAACAATGCTTCTTTAATCTTGTCTCGACATGGTGCAGGCGTTGAACTCTTGACTGCCTCGATACCCATGATCTTGAGTTTAGGTTCATTGTATCGTACACCCTCACTATCGTGGACATTGAGAATATACCGTTTCTTTGCAGTCCATATACCCTTGTCTGCAATGACCTCACGAGCCATGACCATCTTCTGGTCATATGCGTTCATTTCTTTAGCAAGTGCTTCATAACTGTTATTGATAAAAGGTTCCAACTTCTCTTTTGCAACTGTATCCAAGAAATTGACGATCTTTCTAGTGTCAGTTCCTTCATCAAACACGTTATCAACCAATTTCTCAAAAGTGATATATACTGAATCCGTATCACTTGCAATAACGTAGTCAATCTCTTTGGTATTGAGTATCTTGTTAAGATAGACATTAAGAGACTTTTCA